TACGGGATGTATACTATGAAGAAGATCATAGACCGTATCCTTGTTATCAAAGGTCAGCGTCCCCCTCTTTCTCATTTCAGCTATTTCGTCTTCCATCCTTACATAACGCTTAGCTGGTTCTAAATGATCTGAGTTCATAAAGAAAACATCTAGATCCTCTTGAGCTTTTATCCCTACAAGTTGTTCTGGATTGTCTTGAGGAATACGGGGTCCTGCAATTATTTCTTTTAGTTTATCTATACTCATGAGAATAATTCTCCTAACCAATCAAAGTTAAACGCACTCGAAACATCGTTACCCAAGAATGACATGAATCCTTTACCCCCTGATTTTGCTTCCCATGCTTTCCAGGCTTCTGTTGTCTTGTAATCAGGATTTATGGATTCTAGCTTAGCTTCTCCCATCGCATACTGTTTCTCCTGAGCATATTCTTTACCCATTTGACCCATAGTACTCATAGCTGTTTGCAGTAGACCACCCATTAGGGCTTTCTTACCAGCAGCTTTTGGATCTATGTGAGATGAATCAGTAGATACATACTTTACATAGTCATTGTACCCAAAGTTTCGTTGTGCTACCATTTCTTCTCTCTCTCGCTGGATATCTCTAGCAGCATTAGAATAGGATACAGCTTTGTCTTTCATAATTTCATTTTCAGTTAGCTGCTTAGATTTAAAAATAGCTCGAGCTGATCCGCCCTTTATATTCTTTCCCTCTAATGCCTGTGTGATCTGAGCATTCTGTTGGCTACTACCTCTAGAATAGGCTCCTATCTCATTGTCAACCCGATGTCTTAGATATACCTTAGATTCTGCTTCAGCTTGATAAGCAGCCTTAGTAATCTCTTGATTCATCATCCATTGCTGTGCGTTAGCTTGTGCAATCTTTCTGTTTTGCGCCGCAAACTGTAATTTCTGTTGGTGGTTTCCCCACTCAATCTGCATTCTCTGGTTTGATGCATCTGCTTCTGCTTGGTCTCTCTGCTGAAAAGCTTGCATCACTCCCAGCCCTGCTGTTGCTAACCACCACATAGATATTCTCCTTATTTATTCCACATTCTATTTCTAGTCCACTTACTTATGGGTAAGTGCTGCTTTCTGTTTGTCATAATATTAGCTAATCGATCACCAAATAAACCCATTCGCCTATCGTCATCCAACCAAGTTTTTACGACATTATCTGCTTCCTTCACCTGTCTCTTTTTGATGATGCTTTCTACATCTAGACACATGGAGTCTTCCCAGTATGATACCGCTGATGCTAAGCAATCCACTCTGTCATCATGCTTCAATGCTCCCCGCTTATCAAACAAGCGAGTAAGCTGCTTCTGTGTCTCTTCCTGTGATATGGCTTTTCTATCGAATACAAGCCTATGCTGAGCCATAACAGGCTCTAAGGCAGCTAAAATACGAGTCTCCTTACGCCCTGAAACTTTGAAGTCACTGACTCCAATGCCATCAGACATGCTCTTAACTACAGGTATAAGTAGCTGTGCATACATAGCATCACCGAAGTTTGATTCAACTCGGATACTCTTCACGCCATACTCCATAGCTAACTTAGTAATCTTCCTGAGGATAGGTTTCTCATACCCTCCAGGATAGCCTATTAATTCATGGATATAAACATACCCATTACACAGGCTAGCTACACATACAGCTGTTTCATCGTCGCCTCTACCTGAGGGATCTACAGTCATTACTGTCTGTGTGTAAGGTACAAACCTATCGGCTATCCACATAGGCTCATAAACCAAGTCTCCGCTTAGACCAAAACTCGGCACTCCCCTTAGAGGTTTAGAGTTAGCCCAGACTATTTTCTCTGGGCACATATCATTAGGTACGTCAATTACAATAAGATCTGACAAACGAAGTGGAAACTTCTCAAAGTCGGCTAGAGTAGTATCTAGTTTATAATGTAAAGCAAATAGCTTTGGTCCAATTTTAGCCATTCTTTCTAATAACACATCCATAGGGAACCTCTCAGGTTGAGTAGGCTGCCCTTCCTCTATGCCAAGCTGCAGGATCCACTCGTTAACACAGTCTGTCTCTGATATACTATTCTTGTCAGGCATGACAGCAGGGAACTTAGTTACAGCGTATCCAGATGACAATAGGTTATAGATGCTATCCTTAATCTGAGGAGTACCTAAGAAGATAACTCTTCCTCCTACGTTTCGTATCTGTTCAAACTCAGAGACCTTATTCATTAGTTTCTCTCTAGCGTTAGCTGTTTCACAATTACCCTCAATCTCTACATCGTCAGCAATTACATACTCAGCATGACTCCCTGTAATCTGTGAGCCTATACCTCTAGCATAGCAAGACTTATCCTGCCCTATCTTAGTACGACACTCTACATCGAAAGCAAAGGCGTTGTCAGTTGTATGATCTCCAGGTCTTAGGTGCTCACAATACGGTACTAGATCTAGTATTTTTCTAGTCATAGAGATAAACTCTGTAGCCTTATTACCCGTAGCCGATACTACCATAATTGTAGTATTATGATCTTTTAATAGAAACCAAGAAGCAAGGCATGCCGTAATTACAGACTTACCAAAGCCTCTTCCTGCCTGTAACTGCATATCAACTGGTCCATTCTGGAGAGCGTCTGCCATCGCATACTGAGCAGCGGTAGGTTCTCCTAATCCTAGATACTTAAAGCAAGCCCATAGATGATTACGGAAGTCATCTATCATTTCTTTAGGTATATTCATGCTTCATCATCTCCAGGCTTAGGCTTGTAATGGCTAAGAGATCTATAAGGCATCATCCTATTGAGAGCTTCTTGTCTCTTCTTACAGCCACCACAAGGCTTTCTCTTGCCTCCAGTCACCGCATCGATGACTCGCTTTACTGTGTCTCCTAAGCCCTTATCTTTATCCTTATCCATGCTTCGCCTCCTTCTTGAAAGGAATCGCATCAGTTATGCGACTCTCTAAAAAGTCTAAAGTTTCTTGTGGGATTGCATCATCTAATTCTTTATGATCGTTAAGAATTCCTCGTACTACCTGATATAAACCAGGTGTACACTTGTCTGGATCACTAAGATCTACTAATAAACAGTCTATTAATAATTCTTGTAATAGGTCTTGTTTTTTCTGGTTCATAATATTCCTTCTATATCTTTTAGTTTAATATGTATACTACTCTTTGCCACAGTTTGGTATACTCTCGTACCGCATCCGATAGCGTCACATGTCGGATGGGGTACACCCTGATATCCAAGATTTCCTATCTCCCACTTAATACCCCGTGGTAATTGTATCATTTGCCCTCCACCTCCAGGGAAATCGCCATCAGTCGGGTTAGGACTATTCTCAAATGAGTTATCAATTGTTATTCTTATAATATCTCCCGCCTTTAGTTCTATTCCTGTGGACCCGTTGAAGTTTATCCACTCTGCATCAGAGTCATCGTCCCATGCTATCGAGCCTGTTAAATCCTCTTCTATGCTATTAGGAGCCGTACCGCTAGCCCAGTTT